ACCCCCCTTTTTTTGGAGTTTTTATGGCTACTTTTCGTTGTTTACAGTCAGGAAATACAGTAACTTTCACCTATCAGCATGATATTGATAGCATGAAAGGTCATCAAGGATACGTTCTTGTTGAGGAAACTCCAAAGAAAGACGAAGACAAGCCTAAGTTGGGCAGACCAAAAAAAGAGGTTTCAAATGTCGGAAATTGATCCAAGAGAATTCGGAAAACTTGAAGCCCAAGTTGAGGCTTTACAGGCAGAAGTCCATGCACTTCGCCAAGATATTAAAACGCTTTTAGAAATGGCTAACAAGTCTAAAGGTGGGTTTTTCGTTGGAATGGCAATCGCCTCTATTGTTGGCGGTATCATTTCTTTCATTGCAACCAAGCTAGTTCGATAAGGATTTATATGCCACAAGTAGGAAACAAGAAATTCCCATACACAGAAAAAGGCGAGAAAGAAGCCAAAGAGTATGGCAAGAAGAAATCTATGCCTGTTACTGTAATGATTGCTATTGGTAAGCCTAAAGCCATGCCTACTCGTGGTGGTCGTACTGCTACTAACATGATGAAGAAATCTGGAAGAGGTAAATAATGTCATCTTTAACTACTCCCGTTACTTTACTTAGTGCTGTTACTGCCACAGGTGCTTCTAAGGCCGTTCAAGCCGATGCTGGTCAACCTGCATTCCTTCAAGTTACAGGCATCACGACTGCTACTGTTGCTTTCCAAGGAAGTTTAGATGGAACAACATACGCAACGATTGGCACAGCATTAACTGCTGATGGCATTGTTACTATTGCCAATGCTCCTAAGTATCTAAGAGCCAATTGCACAGCTTACACATCTGGAACAATTACCGCCAAGGTTTTGTACTAATATGAAAAAGACCAAAGCTGAAGCAAAGATTAGCAAGGTCATGCGTGAATATAAAGCAGGAACTCTCCATTCTGGTAAGGGTGGCCCTGTGGTGAAGAATCCTAAACAAGCTATTGCTATTGCTATTTCTGAGTCTAAGAGGAAGAAGAAATGAAACAAGGTCTTTACGCTAACATCAATGCCAAACAAGAACGCATCAAAGCTGGTTCTAAGGAAAAGATGCGTAAGGTTGGCTCTAAAGGTGCTCCTACTGAGGCGGCATTTAAGGCTGCGGCTAAGACCGCAAAGAAGAAATGAAATCTCCTGCTTGGCAAAGAAAAGAAGGGAAATCTGCGTCAGGGGGCTTGAATGCCAAAGGGAGAGCATCGTATAATGCAGAAACGGGTGGTAATTTAAAACCACCAGTAAAGTCGGGAGATAACCCTCGTAGGGCATCCTTTTTAGCACGAATGGGCAATATGCCTGGCGCTGAGATGAAAGATGGGAAGCCTACCCGACTCCTATTATCTCTTAGAGCTTGGGGCGCAACGTCCAAGGAAGACGCTAAAGCAAAAGCTAAAGCGATCTCTAAGAGGAATAGTAAATGAGGCCAATCTCAGTCGGAGTTGAACCCACAGCCGCTACGCTGACTACTGTTTATACAGTTCCTACGGGTTACTACGCCAAATTTACAGTCATGTATATCCACAATACTGGTGGATCGACAAAACACATTACTGTGGTGTGGAATGATGCAAGTGCCGCTACTTCCTACGACATCCTGACTGAATACAACTTTACTTCTAAGAATTACCTTCAATTTGATGGCAATGCTTATATCGTTTTGGAAGAAGGCGATAAGATTCAAATTACGACTGAAGCAGGTAGTACGTTCAGTTTTATTGCCACATTTGAAGTATTTGGAGCGCAAAGAACATGACCTACTTAGAACTTGTTAACGATGTGCTTACCCGTTTGCGTGAGACTACTGTTTCTACAGTCTCAGAGACAACCTATTCCGCTTTGATTGGCAAGTTTGTCAATGATGCTAAAAGACAGATTGAAGACTCTTATAACTGGAATTGCCTTGCTCAAACAATCACAGTAACGACTACTTCTGGTACAAGTTCCTATGCTTTAACAGGTGCGGGACAGAAGTTCCGTGTTAACGATGCAATCAACACAACAAGTTTGATTGGTCTTCGCAATATTGAGTTTGTGGACATGAACCGCAAATTGAACTTTAGTGCCTCTTCACAATCTATCCCTTCAGAGTTCTGCTTTAGCGGTGTAGATGGCAGTGGAGACACCAAAGTAGACTTATTTCCTGTTCCTAATGGTGCTTTTACTCTGTTGTTTGACCTGACTATTCCTCAAGCTGCTTTGTCTGCTGATGGCACATCTGTGAAGGTTTTGGACTATTTGGTTGCTCAAAGTGCTTATGCTCGTGCTTTGATTGAGCGTGGTGAGGATGGAGGGACTGCTTCCAATGAGGCTTATGCTTTGTTCCGTGGAATGCTATCTGATGCTATTGCATTGGAGTCCACTCGTTACCCTGAAGACAACTTTGTGGCGGTCTAAATGGCATCACCCCTTCAAAGTCAAAGCATTAGCGCACCAGGCTTTTTCGGCCTGAACACGCAAGATTCGCCATTGGATTTGTCCTCTGGCTTTGCTTTAACTGCTACCAATTGTGTAATTGACCAGTTTGGACGTATTGGCACACGCAAGGGCTACACCCATGTTAACCCCTCATCTGGGAATCTTGGGTCTAATCCAGTTGGGGTGATACATGAGTTGGTTCAAACTGATGGTACTTTGACTGTTCTGTTTGCGGGAAACAACAAGCTATTTAAACTTGGTACTGCTAATGCGGTGACTGAGTTGACCTATGGTGGTGGTGGCTCTGCCCCTACTATTACGGCATCTAATTGGCAATGTGCATCTTTGAATGGAATAGCTTATTTCTTTCAAACAGGACACGATCCACTCATTTATGACCCCGCTATAAGTACAACTACGTACCGCAGAGTTTCTGAAAAGTCTGGTTATGTAGGAACTGTTCCTTTAGCCAACATTGCTATTTCTGCTTTTGGTCGTTTGTGGGTGGCTAGTACATCTACAGATAAGGTAACGATTACCTTCTCTGATCTGATTGCAGGTCATGTATGGGGTGGTGGCACTTCAGGAACATTGGATGTTTCTCGGGTCTGGCCCAATGGTGCTGATGAAGTGATGGGTTTGGCAGCGCACAATGATTTCCTGTTTATCTTTGGTAAGAGGCAGATTCTTGTTTACTCTGGTGCTTCTACACCCGCATCTCTTGTTCTATCAGACACAGTAGGGTCTATTGGGTGTATCGCAAGGGATACCATACAAAGCATCGGCACAGACGTCATTTTCTTGTCTGACTCAGGTGTTCGTTCATTGATGAGGACTATCCAAGAGAAGTCTGCACCCCTGAGAGACTTGTCTAAGAATGTACGTTCTGATCTTATTCAATCTTTGGCGGTAGAAACTCTTGCTAATTTGAAGTCTGTTTACTCAGAAAAGAATGCTTTTTACTTGTTGACTCTCCCTGTTACGGCACAGGTCTTCTGTTTTGATACAAAGATGCAACTTCAAGATGGTGCATTTAGAGTGACTAAGTGGGACTCTATTACGCCTTCATCTCTCTATTCGCTTCGCAATGGTGACTTGTACATTGGTAAAACAGGCTTTATTGGCAAGTATGGAAGTTTCTTAGATAACACTTCAACTTACCGATTGAGTTACTTTACCAATCATGCAGACCTTGGTAATCAGAACCAGATTTCTATCCTCAAGAGAATCAAGACAATCATCATTGGTGGTTCTAACCAGTTTGTGACGATTAAGTGGGGCTTTGACTTTGCCGCCAACTATCTGTCTGGAAATGCTTTTATTCCTGAACAACAGAACTATGAGTATGGTTTGGCGGAGTACGGAGTAGCTGAATACTCAGGTGGTTTGCTTATCAAAACATTAGACGTAAACGCATCTGGTGCGGGTAAAATTGTGCAAACAGGTTACGAAACTACTATCAACGGAACTCAGTTGTCGATTCAAAAGATTGAAATTCAATCTAAAGACGGAAAAATATCGTGAGTATGAAACTCACACAAGGAGAATAGATTGTCTAATTATACAAAGTCCACGAATTTCGCTACTAAAGACAACCTCACGCCTGGCGATCCACTCAAGGTCGTGCGAGGTACTGAGATTGATACTGAGTTCAACAACATCGCTACTGCTGTTGCTACTAAGACAGATAACTCTGCTGCGGCAATTACTGGTGGTTCGATTACTGGTATCACAGACTTAGCCATTGCTGATGGCGGTACAGGAGCTTCTACGGCTACTGCGGCTCTTAATAACCTATTGCCTAGCCAAACAAGTAACGCTAATAAGTACCTTCAGACCGATGGAACGAATGCTACTTGGGATGCCGTAACTCTTTCTACTGCCGACATCACAGGCACTCTTCCCGTAGCAAATGGTGGTACAGGTGTAACTTCATCTACTGGTACAGGCTCTGTTGTTCTGTCAAACAGTCCTACTCTGGTGACTCCCGCCTTGGGAACTCCTGCTTCTGGTGTGGCAACTAACCTAACTGGTCTACCGATCTCAACAGGTGTTTCAGGTCTTGGTAGTGGTGTGGCTACGTTCCTTGGAACTCCATCATCTGCTAATCTAGCTTCTGCCGTATCAGATGAAACTGGTTCTGGTGCTTTGGTGTTTGCCAACTCACCTACTTTGGTGACACCGACTCTAGGAACTCCCGCATCCGCAACCTTGACTAATGCTACTGGTTTGCCAGTAAGCACAGGTATTAGTGGCTTGGGAACAGGAGTGGCTACATTCTTAGCGACACCTTCTAGTGCTAATCTTCGTTCTGCTTTGACAGACGAAACAGGCACAGGATCAGCCGTATTCGCTACATCTCCTGCTTTGGTAACACCAGACTTAGGAACACCCTCTGCTGCGACTTTAACGAACGCTACAGGGCTTCCAATCTCTACAGGTGTATCAGGTCTAGGAACAGGTGTAGCAACTGCTCTAGCGGTCAATGTAGGCTCTGCTGGCGCACCTGTGGTTAATGGTGGTGCATTGGGTACACCTTCTAGCGGTACTGTGACTAACCTTACAGGTACAGCCTCTATTAACATCAATGGTACTGTTGGTGCTACTACAGCGACTACTGGTGCTTTTACAACCCTAGCTGCCTCTGGCTCTGTAACCCTCTCTGGAGGCACAGCAAACGGAGTTACTTACCTAAACGGCTCAAAGGTTCTGACAAGTGGCTCTGCGCTTACTTTTGATGGAAGTAAAGTAGAAGTAAGCAATGGAACTTTCAGAGCAAGTAACACTAGCGGTTGGCACACCAACTTAACTGCCACAGGGTTGACAAATTCTGGCACAACAATGGATTTTGATTCTGTCAGCAGTTATCTGTTCAAGATAGCTACAGCAGAACAAATGCGCCTCACCACAACAGGGTTGGGTATTGGTACAAGTTCGCCATCCCGAAAACTTGATGTTGTTGTTTCAAGTAATACAACTTACTCTGCGGCAGATAATGCTAACAATCTCAATCTTTTTAATTCAAGCACTACAGATAGCACATTTGCTAGTATTAGGCTTGGTGCGCAAGGTTCGGGAAGTGGTGGCATTGTAAATCTCTATGGTGTACAGACTTCTTCAACTGGTTCAGCAGATTTTGTAGTGGTCAATCGAAATGCGGGAACATTTCAAGAGAATTTGCGCCTTAATTCCGCAGGCAATCTAGGCTTGGGAGTTACTCCGAGTGCTTGGGGAAGCAACTACAAAGCAATGGAGTTTGGTGACTCTAACAATCAGTCGTTCTTCTACGGGCAGACAAATGCTGATGTAGTTTCAATGGGGACAAACGCATACAACAACAATACAAACTACATTTATAAAAATAACGGCTATTCAACTTTCTATTTGCAATACAACGGGGAACATCGTTGGTCAACAGCCGCATCAGGCACAGCAGGAAACGCTATCTCCTTTACTCAGGCGATGACTCTGGATGCAAGTGGGAATTTGGGTGTGGGGACTACTACTCCAGGCCCATTTAGATTGCAGGTTTCTGGTACTGGCGCCACTCTTTCTGGAACTGCCAAATTTGTTGGTGTTTTTAATGACGCAACTGCAAGTTCTAAAGGCGTTGGATTGGGTTATGACACTTCAAGCCAAACTGGAATTCTTTACGCAGAAACAGGCTCTGCTGCATCTAACTTAGCATTTTGGACATACACGGGTTCTGCATGGGGAGAACGAGCCAGAATAGACTCTAGCGGCCGATTTTTGGTTGGACAAACGACATACTCAACTACAACGGATGGGGTTGCCCTCCAAGCAAGTGGCTCTGTTTTTGCAAAAAGCGGTACTTCCAATACCACAAACATTAACTTGGCAAACGGAAATGGTGTTGTTGGGACAATTAACACAAGTGGCACTTCAACTTCCTACAACACAAGTTCTGACTATCGTTTAAAGAACACCATTGCACCAATGACAGGCGCATTGGCTAAAGTAGCATTACTTAAACCAGTCACCTACAAATGGAATTGTGATGGTTCTGATAGTCAAGGCTTCATTGCTCACGAACTTGCAGAAGTTGTGCCTGATTGTGTAAGCGGTGAAAAAGATGCCGTTGATAAAGATGGCAATCCTAAATACCAAGGCATCGACACATCGTTCTTGGTGGCTACATTGACTGCCGCTTTACAAGAGGCTCATGGTTTGATTAAAAGCCTTGAAACTCGCATTACAGCATTGGAAGCAAAATGACAGAAATCTGGCATCCATGTGCAGGATATGAAACTCACTATGAAGTGAGTAATTTTGGTAATGTTCGTTCAATTGAACGATATGCCAACAATGCTCACAATAATGGTTTACGCAAAATTCAATCAAAAATATTAAAACCTTGCAAAAGTTCTTCTGGATATTTTATTGTTTCTTTTTGTGTTGACAATGTAAAGTCAAATCAAAATGTACATAGATTGATAGCAAGGGCGTTTATTCCAAACGAATCAAACAAACCTCAAGTTAATCATAAGAATGGAATCAAAACAGATAATAAACTTGAAAACTTAGAATGGGTTACAGCGTCTGAAAATGGTTTTCATTCTTATGCAGTTCTTGGTAATGTTGCCAAAAACAAGCCAAAATTTGGTTCAGAAAATCCAAAGGTAAAACCTGTAATTGCCACAAATATGCAAACAAACGAAATAGTTTTTATTGCTGGAACTAGGCAAAAGAAACAAATGGGATTTAGTCAAACTTGTGTTGATAAGGCAATTCGTGAAGGAAAGCCATACAAAGGTTGGACTTTTGAACTAAAAGCATCACACCCATAATCTTTAAAGGAAACAACATGACTACACAATGGACTATAAGCACCCTAGACAGAGATGTCGCCACAGGATATGTTCGCACCGCCCACTGGCAGTGCAATGCAGTAGATGGCGAACACACAGCATCCATCTATTCAACTTGCTCATGGGCAGATGGCACAGTTAACACTCCTTATGCAGATTTGACACAAGCCACAGTTCTTGGATGGGTGTGGGAATCGGTTGATAAACAAGCAACAGAAGATGCTCTGGCGGCTCAGATTGCTTTGCAGAAAGCACCAGTAACGGCTAGTGGGACACCTTGGGGTCAAGCATGAATCTGAATTTAGAAACAAACGAAGTCCAATTCATTTTGAATGTTCTCGGGGAAATGCCAGCCAAATCAGGGGTCTGGCCTCTTATCGTAAAGATTAAAGAGCAAGCAGAGGCTCAATTGCCTAAAGAAGAGGAATAAATATCATGGCCGTAACAAGTCAACAAATTGTAGATTTTCTAACATCAAATCCAGGCATAAGTGATGCCGAAATTGTTGCGGCTATGGAGCAATATGGAGTATCTCCTGCTCAAATGGCTCAAGCTGTTGGCATATCAGAGGGTGAGGTTGCTTCTCGTGTAGCGGCAACAGTACCCCAAGGACAATCAGTAACCCTTGGTGACACCATTGTCCAACCTAACTATCAAGTTATCGGTTCTGGCGAAGATCAGCAGATCGGTGGTCTTGAGAATGTTTATACATATAAAGTTGGTGAAAACAAAACTGGCGGTGGATATAACCAATATAACGCTGATGGAACTCTTGCTCGTACTGGTACTCAACAAAAGGTTGATAGTGGTCTAAAAGAGTTTGCTTTAGGCGCTGGATTACTTTTTGGTGGTCTAGGTGGTGGTTTTGAAAGCCTATTTGGTGGCGGTGGTGCAGCAGGAACAGCGGGTACTATTGGCAACACAGGAATGACCTTATCTGAGTTAACTCAACTTGATATGGCATTGGGTGGTGCTGGTGGTACAACTGGCGCATTGACACTTGCTGAACAACTTGGTGGTTTGGCGGCAGGAACTTTAACTGGTGCGGCTACAGGAACAGGTGCTAGTTCAACAGTAACAGGGATGGGTACTGGCACAGGATTGCTTGCAGGTACTACTGGTCTTGGTTTAAGCACTTTAGGTACAGGTCTTGGTGCAGCAGGAACTGGTGCAGGTATCACATTAGGTACAGGTTTAGGTACAGGTTTAGGTACAGGACTTGGAACTGTTCTTAAAGGCGTAGGCACTGGAGTTGGTACTGGAGTGGGAACTGCACTTGGAACGGCATTAAATACAGGTAATGTTGCCAAACTTATTTCTGGTGGACTTGGGACTGCGGGAAGTTTGCTTCAGATGCAACAATCTAGGGAAGCGGCTCAACAGGCTCAAGCAAGAATTGATGCTGAGACTGCTGCTGCTAAAGCCGCTGCTCAGTTTAGACCTGTTGGCATGACCACAAGGTTTGGTACTTCACAGTTTGCAGTCGATCCAGTAACAGGTCAATTGACAAGCGCAGGGTACACACTAAGCCCTGAAGCCAAGAATGCTCAAGATCGTTTGGTTAAGTTAGCTGAGTCTGGTTTAGTACAAGCTGAAGGCGCACAAGCACAGTTTGCTCCTCTTCAAACAGGCGCAACAAGTTTGTTTACGCTTGGAAATAAATATTTAGCTAAAACTCCTGAAGACGTTGCTAAAGACTATCTTGCTTCACAAATGGCGTTGTTGCAACCAGGCAGAGAGATAGAGTTAGCTAATCTGCAAAACAGACTTACGCAACAAGGTCGTGGTGGCCTGTCTGTAGCTCAAGGCGGCACTATGGGTGCTACTACTCCTGAATTACAGGCGTTGTATAACGCTCGTGCTAGACAAGAGGCTGAATTGGCAGCTAATGCTCAACAGTATGGTCAACAACAGGTTGCCTTTGGTGCGGGATTGCTTGGTACAGGTGCTCAAACTATGGGGCAATACTATGGTGGTCAGCAAGCCGCCTATGCCCCATTTACAACTGCTTTAGGTCAAGTTCAAGGCTTAGAGACTTTAGGTCAACAACCATTCCAAATGGGCGCTCAACTTGGTAAAGAAGCGTCTGCTGCGGGTGCTAGGATGGGTACTTTGGGCTTAGAAGGTGCAAATATCAGCCAAAGACTTGCTACAGGTGCTAATGCCACTACTAATCCTTATGCTCAAGCATTGATAGCATCAGGCAATCCTAATGCCATGTTTGGTCAAGCACTTGGTAATGTGTTTAGCGGTCTATTTTCGTAAGGAATTATCATGGCTGAAAATATAGTAGCGGGTCTGTTCGGTATGACTCCTGAGATATATCAGGGTCAACAGTACCAACAAGACTTAAAGAGAAGTTATGAATTAGCACAACTCGATCCTGGCGCTGCGGCAAGAGCGCAGTTAGGTGCAAGTGTTGGTCAACTTGGTCGTGGCTTTGCGGGTGCTATGGGCATAGAAGACCCTCAATTAAAGCTAATCAGTGCTAGAAACACTATTGCCCAACAGATAGACCAGACTGATCCTGAATCAATCTTAAAAGGCGCTCAGATGTTGGCACAGATGGGTGACCAACAAGGTGCTATGGCTTTGGCTCAATATGCTCGTCAGGCACAAGGTGAAATGGCTCTTGTTCAACAAAGACGGGCAGCAGAACAAGCATCTTTGGCTCAAGTGGCTAAAACTCAATTGTCTATCAAACAAGAAGAGCAACTTCGTGATGAATTGTCTAAACTTCCACAAGGTGCTTCACAAGATGATGTTCTTGCTATTGTTACCAAGTATGGTTCACCAGATAAAGTTTTAGCGGCTTTACAGGCTTCTGCTGACAAGGCTGCAGCTAATGTTGCAAGAACTGAGTCTGCACAATTGACTAACCAAGCAAGAATTGATGCGGCTAAGGTTGCGGCTGATGCTAGGATTGAAGCGGCTCGTGTGGCTGGCGCTACTGCCTTACAAATTGCTCAATTAAGAGCCGATTCTGCTAAAGAATTGAGAGACTTAACTGCTTCACTTAAAGGCCCGAAAGTTCTTGCTCCTTCTCTGCAAAAAGAGGAAGACAAAGAACTTGAGTTAGTTGATTCATTAAAAGCTCGTCAAGATTCATTAGCTCCTGCTATTGCAACATTGACTCCTGATCCTAGAACAGGTAAACCACCTTTGGAACTTGGCCCTGTAAACAATCTGCGTTATCAAGCACAAAATGCGGCAGGTAACTCTAGTGTTGAGAGCCGAAACTATGCTGCTTTGCAACGTGCTGTTCAAGAGGCTACTAACCTGAAGACAGATGCGGCTAAAGGTGTTCAGACTGACAAAGACGTTTTGCGCTTTGCTAATGAACTTATTGCCGCTTTCGGTGGTAATGATACAAAGACCACACTTGAAGCTCTCAGTAACTTCTCTAAATCTACTGCAAAAGCCAGAGAAAATGCTCAGAAACGCATTGATAGCAGACGTAAATCACAAGGTGTAGAACCTTACTATGGCCCTGCGGCTGGTACTGCACAAAACCCTATTAAACTGGACTAAAGGTAAGCATCATGGCGACTGTTTATGAATACAAAGGCGCATCTTATGAACTGCCTGATGGCTTATCAAATGAAGCCGCTTTAGCAAAGATTAAAGCTAGTTTAGGTGAAACAGAGGGACAACCTACTGCTCAACCTGCAACTCCACCTACTGCTCAAGCTCCAAAAGAGCCAGGTCTAGGTGATTTACTTAGACGACAACTTGGTTTGGCTACTCGTGCTGTAGTTACTGGTGTTTCTGCGCCAGCAAATATCGTTACTGATTTTTTAAGTGGTGCAGTCAATGTTGGTGCAAACATTGTTGGATCAGAAAAGAGAATGCCTTATTTGTCTAAAGAGCAAAGCAAAGGTTTGACTCAATTGGGTGTTCCTGAGCCTGAAACTGGTATTGAAAGAGCCGCACAAGCAGGTATGCAAGGTTTAGTATCTGCGGGTGGAATGGCGGCTACTGCTCCAAAATCAATCTTTGGTGCTGATTTAGTTCGTCAACTACCTGCGGCTACTGCTGCTCCAATGGTTGCACAACCTGTTGCAGAGGCTACCAAAGAAATTACTGGTAGCGATATGGCGGCTACGATTGCCGCTTTAGGTGTCTCTGGTGCTGTTGGCAAGACTACTGGTGATATTTCTGGTCGTATTGCTACAGGAAAACAACCAACTACTACGATGGCTGATGTTCAGCAAAAGGCTACTCGTGCTTATACAAAAGTTAGCGATCAGGGAATTGAAATATCTGGTCAAAACGCCACAAGCCTTGTTGACAAAATAAAAACTCGTTTAGACGCTGTTGATTACATTCCAGAAAATGCCGCACCTGTTGCCAACATTTTGAACAAATATGAAAGCATCCTTCAGCGTGGAAACATTACTTTTGACAATGTTGAACAGATGCGTAGGTTGGCAAATAACCTAAAAGGCAATCCAGATAAGAACATTCGTAGACTTGCAAGTGAAATGGTTGATAGCATTGATGAACACGTTGCCGCCTTGTCTCCCAAAGATGTAGTGTCTGGTGCGGGTGGAATTGATGTTGCCGTTAAGACAATCATGGAAGCCCGTAAAGACTTTAGAAACCTAAGTCGTGCTTCTACTCTTGATAACATCTTAAATGTTGCAGAAACCAAAGCCTTGAATCCAAGCGCATCCGAGAGTGAGTTGATTCGCCAAGGGTTTATTGGTCTTGCTGCTAACAAAAACAAGATGAATTTGTTTAGTAAAGATGAGCAAAATGCCATCAAAGCAGTTGCAAAAGGAAGTTCTTTAGACCCTTTGTTGACCTTAATGGCTAAATTTAACCCACAACGTAGTCAATTGATTACTGGTGGTGCGGTTGGTTTTGGTGTTGGTAGTCCAGAGACTTTGAAGTATTCAATACCAATTGCTGCCGCAGGTTATGGTGCAGACAAATTGCAAGCAATGATTCGTAGACAATCTGCTGAAAAAGCAATGAGTGGTTTATTGACAGGCACAACACCTGGCCCTCAACCATCTTATTACACTCGTGGTCTGTTAAGCACCATGATGAATCCTCCACAGCAATGAAAGACGGGCTGTTTGCTATCTCAGTAGCAGCCCTTCTTCTTTGTTTTGTAATTTTCTGTAGTTATATTATTGTTTGGGCATTTCCGTGATCGCCTTTCTCTTGGCGGCAACCATAGAGTACCGATGTATTAAGTGGACTTGGACTGGCGATGTTTACAATCGCAGAGTAGTCTGTCTCAAGTGGGAGAGAAAGAAGTGATCGATCCTATTACGGCTCTAGCTGGCATACAGTCAGCAATCAGCATGGTCAAGAAGGCAGCTAATGTTGCCAATGACCTAGGCTCACTTGCGCCCATGATTGGTAAGCTATTTGACGCTAAGTCTGTAGCTACCAAAGCCATGCTTCAGGCTAAACAGTCTGGCAAAGGCTCAAACATGGGGACTGCTCTCCAGATTGAGATGGCTTTAGAACAGGCTAGAGCGTTTGAAGAAGAGTTAAAGATGCTCTTCATGCAGACAGGAAAAATAGATGTCTGGAACAAGATTAAAGCCCGTCAAGCAGAGATGGACTTGGCAGATGCTAAAGAGATAAGCGCACTAAAGAAAGCAGAGAAAGCCGCTAAACAGAAAGAGCAAGAACAACTAGAAATGGGGCTTCTTATTGGTGGCATTTTCTTTGTTTTGTTTCTAGTCTTTGTTGGCGTGAATGAGCTGATGACATTCTGTGAGACAACAAGAAGGTGTGGTCGGTGAATGAGTATCAAAAGACCTTTGACTTGTGCCTCAAGATATTCGTTTACGGGGTAGTGGCTTTGTATTTCTTGGGTTTTCTGAAGTTCTTACCTGATGATCTGTCTGACAGAATTGTCAATCTTCTACTTGGAAAGGTTGGGTTAGGGAAATGAGAATCACCACTTACCAACAGAATGCTCAAATGTTGTCAGAGGCTCACCGAGTGATCCACCAACAGAATATGAAACGTCTGGCAGAGTTAAACCAACAAGCTCAACAACAACAGAAAATCCAAGAGATTAAGACTCAATGGGCTAAAGTGGATGTTAAGGTATGAAATATCTATTGATTTTTGTAGCTTTTATGCTACATGGTTGTGATGAAAAATATCGCTATTTTTGCCAAAACCCAGACAATTTCCATGCTGAACAATGTCAGAAACCTAGATGCCAATTCACTCAGACTTGCCCTGAATACTTGGTTGCCCCAATCTTGGAGAAAAAAATCAATGATGTCCAACCAGAAACCAAAGCTAACAACTGAAGAGATTGAGGTAAGAATTTGGGGGTTTGTTGTGATTGCAGTCACGCTTATCCTCATGTTTATTGTTGCTGCTTTGCTCTATTCTGTGACGTTTGTCACTCAGCCAATCAAGAGTATGGCCCCGATTGACCAAGCCTACACCAAGATGCTGAACGACATTGTTCTGCTGATCGTGGGCGGTATCGGTGGAGTTATTGGTAAACGGGCTATGTCAAGTGCCGCTAGAGCGTTTAATCCTCCAACGCAACCAATGTGTCAACCAATGGGCTATGGAGGCTCTCAGGGCGGTTTTAACTCGTCCTATGCCCCTCCGCAATCTGCGTATGGTTTGCC